AAGATGTGGGGTAACGGAGTGGCGCTGCCATGCGTGTTCTTTGTGCTTGCGGGCATTGCGTATTATGCGGACAAATAAAATAATAACAAGTAAACCGAAACACAGGGCAACGAAAAAACGCTGTCCTGTGGTTTTACTTGTTAAGATAGGGGGATTTAAATGAAAAACAGGACAAAGCAACGTGCAAATCGGAAGAAGTATTGCGGGGGGAAAGTCACAGATTTGCGGAATTGTCACGGCTATATAGATGCAACGCCCTTTAATGCGACGTTGTCAATGAAAAAAGAGCAGAAGAATCAGCCAATGCCGAGCTTAATCAACTCGGTGCTTATCATTGACCCGTATAAATAATTGACAAAAAATTGGTAATAGTGCTTGACTTTTACAAAATTCTGAGATACAAATCACTCCTATTATTTATCTCAAATAACATTAAAAATATATCTAATAATCACAAAATATAACTTGACTTTATGTGCGTTTAGAGTGATATATACAGTAACCTAAAAAGAAGGAGGTTCACAGAGATGAACGCAAAGACAAACGCACAGGGCAAGGAGAGAAAGAACTTGGTAAAGGCCATCGCCGGGGTTACCGGGCAGGCTGCGAAGTACAACGGCGCACCGGCCTTCACCTACACGGTGGGGAATTACACGGTGGAACGCGACGGCAGCATCACAACGGAAGACGAAGCCGGGATGAAGACCCTGGCGGCAGCCCTCCGGGAACAGGGATTCGAAATCGAGATGCCGGAGCCGGCGGAAGAAAAAGAAAGCGAAGCAGAGGAAGAGATGACCACGGATTCCTGGACGCTGACGATGCCGAGGGAAGACTTCACGGAAACGCATGTCGACAACCTCGAAAAGATTATCGCCAGCAAGGCAGGCCTGATCAGGAAGGCGCTGGACTGCGAAGACCCCATCGTGATTCTCACGGAAGACAGGGTGGTGTTCCCCTGGTTCAAGCGGATGCTTGGGAGCGGCGAGAGCATGGCGGTCATGCACTTCATCACGGCGCTCTGCCGGATGGCAAAAAACGCAAAACGGATAACGGCAAAAGAGAAGGAAGTACCGAATGAGAAATACGCATTCCGGTGCTTCCTTCTTCGTTTGGGATTCATCGGAGCGGAATACAAGGAGACCCGCAAACGGCTTTTAGAGAGGTTGGAAGGTTCCTCCGCATTCCGCACGCCGGAAGAAGAAAAGGCCGAAACGGCAGAACAGGAGGCTTAAGATGATGTTCCCGAGCAGAGAGACAGTAAAGCAGATCAGAAACGAATTTCCGAAAGGGACGCGGGTCGAGCTGGTCAGCATGGATGACCGGCAGGCCCCGCCTCCGGGCACCAAAGGCACGGTCATCGGGGTTGACGATACGGGCAGCCTGCTGATGCGGTGGGACAACGGTTCCGGCCTCAACGTGGTGTACGGCGAGGATGTGGTGCACAAGCTGAAGACGGTCAAGACCATCTGCTACGGCGAGGAGAAGATCTGGGACAGCCGGAAAGCCGCGATGGATTTTTTCTTCGATGCGATGATGGGGAGCGACGGCAGCGAAAAACAGCGGTACACCAACGTGTACATGAAACTTCTGATGGGCTGGGAGGTGTGCAGCGATGACAGATAAGGTACGGGAGCAGATCCTGAAAGTCCGGGATACGGGCAAGACAAATATGTTCGACACCTGTATGGTGCAGCGCATCGGGCTGAAGATGGGGTTCTACGAGATGGTGATCTTCATCGAAGAGAACAAGGGCGAATATGTGAACTTCATCCTGCACGGGGATGAGAAGACCAAGCGGGAAGCCGCGAAGACCCGGTTTGAAAAGGACTACGCTGCGGTGATGGAAGGCGAGGACGATGTGGAAAGCATCATCCTCCGCCGGAAGGCGGAAATCACCGGCCTGCAGCGGGAAGGGCGTCAGTGCCGGAACGGGTTCCGGATGAAATGCATTCAGCAGGAGCTGGAACGACTGGAACATGAACTGGAAATTCTGATAGATTTGCTGTAAAAGAATAAAAAGAAGGCTTCCATAACGGGAGCCTTTTTTGGTTGGGAGGTGAGGATGATGCGGAAACTGAGGGGATACAAACCGACAAAGTTCATGGCGAAGGGGTCGAAGTACAGTAAGGCCCACGCGGATTATGCGGTGCAGTTCATACAGTGCCTGAAACACACCAAGGGCACATGGGCCGGCAAGCCGTTTGAACTCATCGACTGGCAGGAACGCATCATCCGCGACATCTTTGGTATTCTGAAACAGGACGGCTACCGCCAGTTCACGACTGCCTATATCGAGATACCCAAGAAACAGGGCAAGAGCGAACTGGCCGCAGCGGTCGCACTGCTGTTGTGCTGTGGTGACGGGGAGGAACGGGCAGAGGTCTACGGCTGCGCGGCTGACCGCCAGCAGGCCTCCATCGTGTTTGAGGTCGCCGCCGATATGGTACGGATGTGTCCGTCACTGAACAAACGGGTGAAGATACTGGCATCGCAGAAGCGGCTGATATATCTTCCTACCAACAGTTTTTACCAGGTGCTGTCGGCAGACGCCTATTCCAAGCACGGTTTTAATGTCAGCGGGGTCATATTTGATGAGCTGCATACCCAGCCGAACCGGAAACTGTTTGACGTTATGACGAAGGGCTCCGGGGACGCCCGGATGCAGCCGTTGTATTTCCTGATTACCACGGCGGGCACCGATACGCACAGTATCTGTTACGAGACGCATCAAAAAGCGAAGGACATATTGGAAGGCCGGAAGATAGACCAGACTTTCTATCCCGTCATCTATGGCGCGGAGGAGAGTGAGGACTGGTCGGATCCGAAGGTGTGGAAGAAGGCGAACCCGTCCCTGGGCATCACGGTGGCCTTGGAAAAAGTGAAGGATGCGTTCAACTCCGCAAGGCAGAACCCCGGAGAGGAGAACGCTTTCCGGCAGCTCCGGCTGAACCAATGGGTGAAGCAGAGCATCCGCTGGATGCCTATGGACAAGTGGGATGCCTGCGCGTTCCCGGTCAGTGCGGATGATTTAGAAGGGCGCGTCTGTTATGGCGGACTTGACCTTTCCAGCACCACGGACATCACGGCCTTCGTCTTAGTGTTCCCACCGCTGGACGAAGATGACAAATTCCAGGTTCTTTCCTTTTTCTGGATACCGGAAGAGAACCTAGAACTTCGGGTGCGCCGTGACCATGTGCTGTATGACGTGTGGGAACGGCAGGGATTCCTGCAGACCACGGAAGGCAATGTGGTGCATTACGGTTACATTGAGAAATTCATAGAAAGCCTGGGTGAACGGTATCACATCCGGGAAATCGCATTTGACCGCTGGGGCGCGGTGCAGATGGTGCAGAACCTGGAGGGAATGGGGTTCACCGTGGTTCCTTTCGGGCAGGGTTTTAAGGATATGAGCCCGCCGACCAAGGAACTGATGAAGCTGACGCTGGAGCAGCGGATCGCCCATGGCGGCCAGCCTGTCCTGCGATGGATGATGGACAACATCTTCATCAAGACGGATCCAGCCGGGAACATCAAACCGGACAAGGAAAAATCCACAGAGAAGATTGACGGCGTGGTGGCCACGGTCATGGCACTGGACAGAGCAATCCGCTGCGGGAACGATAGCGGTGAGAGTGTATATGACGGCAGGGGGATACTGATGTTGTAAACAATACAGTTTATTGGATAAGAGGAGGATGAAAATGCCCTTTAAAACAGATGGCGGTGGACTAGCTGTCAAGTTGAATGATGCAAAGCTGTATGTTTCCGCATCTGCATCGACTTGGAATACAAGACTCAGCCAAATTGGTAACATATCCGGCAAAGTAATCATTTGCACATACTCTTTGCCTGACATTGATTATATCCAAAAGATACTGGACAAGCGTTCCGAAAATGTAACCATTATCGCTCATGAAAAATTTAGAAAGAAAGCGATGCAACTTAAAGCGATATATCCGTCATTGAAAATTTACTTAAAACCGGATGTACACGCAAAAATTGTATTGGTTGAACCTCAGACCGTTTGGCTGTCATCGGCTAATTTTGGAAGTAGCGGATGGTTTGAGCAGACTATTGGGGTTCACAGTAGGACAGCATATGATTTTTATCTGAACGCCTTAAGTAAATATCTTAAGGTTGCTTTGTAAGGGTTAAGGAGGAATCATGAAAATGCTCCGCTTTTTTGAAAAGTTTTTCCATTCCCGTGACAAACCCAAGAATGCATTATCCGGTACACTGCAGTACTACTTTGGACGGAGTGCCGCAGGGCAGACGGTGAACCAGCGAACCGCCATGCAGGTCACGGCGGTGTATGCCTGCGTAAGGATTCTGGCGGAATCCATCGCGGGACTGCCGCTGCATGTGTACCGGTATAAAGACAAAGGAAAAGAGATGGTCAGCGACCATCCGTTATACCCGCTGCTCCATGACGAGCCGAACCCCGAGATGACCAGCTTCATCTTCCGGGAGACCCTCATGGGGCATTTGCTTTTATACGGCAATGCCTATGCTCAGATTATCCGAGACGGCTACGGAAGGGTGAAATGGCTGTACCCGCTGATGCCCGACCGGATGGACGTCCGGCGGGACGAGGGTGGACAGCTTGTCTACACCTACACCCGTTACCTGGACGAGTTCGGTGGGAAACAGCGGTTTGAGGAAGTGAAACTCCGGCCTGACCAGGTACTGCATATTCCCGGCCTTGGGTTTGACGGCCTCATAGGTTATTCACCCATCGCCATGGCGAAGAATGCCATCGGCGTTTCCATGGCAGCGGAGGAGTTTGGGTCCACGTTCTTCGCCAACGGGGCGACGCCGAGCGGCTTGTTGGAACACCCCGGCGTGGTGAAAGACCCTGAAAAGTTACGGCAGAGCTGGCATGCACAGTTCTCCGGGAAGAACAGCCATAACGTGGCGGTGCTGGAAGAGGGCATGACCTACAAACCCATGTCGGTGCCGCCCAACGACGCGCAGTTCCTGGAGACGCGGAAGTTCCAGATCGATGAGATTGCCCGTATCTTCCGGGTTCCTCCCCACATGGTAGGCGATTTGGATAAATCCAGCTTCTCCAATATAGAGCAACAGTCCCTGGAATTCGTGAAGTACACGCTGAACCCCTGGGTCATCCGCTGGGAACAGGCGATGCATAAAGCATTGCTGCTGCCATCGGAAAAACAACAGTACTTCATCAAGTTCAATGTGGACGGGCTGTTGCGTGGCGATTACCAGAGCCGGATGAACGGCTATGCGGTGGGTCGGCAGAACGGCTGGCTGTCTGCCAACGATATCCGGGAGATGGAAAATCTCAATCCGATATCCGAAGAGGAAGGCGGCAACCTGTACCTCATCAACGGGAACATGACCAAGCTGAAGGACGCGGGACTGTTTGCCAATAAACAACAGGCGATACAGAATGGAGGTAACAACAATTGAAAAAGAAATTCTGGAACTGGGTGCGGAACGAGGAGACCGGCAGCCGCACCCTGGTACTGAACGGGCAGATATCGGATGAGACCTGGTTTGGCGATGAAGTCACACCGGGTCTTTTTCGTGATGAGCTGCAAAGCTGTGAAGGGGACATCACGGTATGGATCAATTCGCCGGGTGGGGATGTGTTCGCTGCGGCACAGATCTATAACATGCTGATGGAGTATCCCGGTAATGTGGATGTCCGTATCGACGGTATCGCGGCTTCTGCCGCATCGGTCATCGCCATGGCGGGGAACAAGGTTTCCATGTCCCCGGTGGCCATGATGATGATCCACAACCCGATGACCGTTGCCATGGGCGACAAGAAGGTCATGCAGCAGGCCATCGACATGCTGGATGAGATCAAGGAAAGTATCATCAACGCCTATGAGCTGAAGACGGGACAGACCCGGACGAAGATTGCCCACATGATGGATGCCGAGACCTGGTTCAACGCAAAGAAAGCTGTGGAGCTGGGGTTCGCGGACGACATTTTGTACACCGGCGATTCCGATAAAAAGGATGTGCCGGA